CCTCAACAATTTCAATAGTATGCCGATCTGTTGGGTGAATCTGGCGCACACTATATGTAACATCCTCAACAAATTTTTTTATAATGTTATCTGGTTTAAAGTTTAATTCAAATTTTCTCTCAAAATAAGCAATTTTAAAATCAAAAGTATAAACTTCAGTAGGATTTTCCATTTTAGTTAGTTATTACTTACATTTATTTTATAATATTTTATTTCAATTTTTTAATTAGCCGACAATTTTGAACCATAATTGTTTGTAATAATAGTTATTATATGGAATATTATTTAATAGAGATTTTGTAAGTGTTTTATCACTCATTTTAAGCTCACGAATACAATCGTATTTACACGCAAACTCTCTTACTAATTGTTGGTTTAAATCATATTGTCCAATTCCATTTTTATATAATAGTGGATTGCTTTCGATAAGATTTACACAATGTCTACACTCATTTTATAATTATATAATTGCTATATCTTTATACTGTTGTTTGCTTTAATAATTAAAAAGGAATAATTAATTATTAAAATATATAAATAAAAACCACACGATGTAAGGTGTTTAATTGCTATAAGCTAAACCACCCATACCACTCATAATACGGAGAACGTTATAGTTTGTTGCATAAACCCGGACCTTAGCAGTCTTTGTTCCTTCAACAGTAGCGTTAGACAAGACCAATTGAAGTGTGGCATTATCAATTCTGGAGAAGTTGCATGTGCCGCTTGGTTGGTGTTCTTCAGGTCTCAAAGCGAATGAGTAAACATTGATACCTTCATCAGGGTTGCGGGTGTGAGCTTGGTATGGTTGAACCCAAGAGAAGTAAGTTCCTTCACGCTCAGAGAAGCGATCTTGGCCGTTCAATTGAAGCTTGGCAGTGACAACTGGATTTTGACCCCAGCAGTGCATGTCCAAAGAGGTTTCGGACAAGACGAAGGTACCAGCATCAGAAACACCAGAGTTTTCAAGATGGGAACCGGATTCTTGAAGAGCGGCAATAACTTCAGGTGAAAGACCAGCAGTATTCAAAGGAACTTGTTGGCCACCAAGGTTAGCTTCATTGTAAGGATTGGAAGGACCGTGCCAGTAACCAGTGAAACCTGGGAACTCAGCAGCTGGTTGGTAATCAAGAGCGCCAGCATCTTGGAAGAGACCACGAGCATCGATGTAAGCACGAGAGTCGGCTGCAACAGCAGCAGGACCTCCGAAAGCATGAATAGCGTTAGGAAGAGCATCGATGGCATCAGTGTAGTTGAAAGGTTGAGCACCAAGAACCTTGAACAACAAAGCGTCACAAGTCAAAGAAGAACAATAGTCGACGTTTTGGTCAGGTTGGACAACCCAGATGAGTTCCTTAACAGGATGGTTGAAGTTCAACTTAATCTTATTGGATGAGGAACCGACTGATTCATCACCAGTGAATTGAAGTTGAGTAATCAAGTATTCATGAGGGTTTTGAGCCATTCTACGACGTTCATCAGTATCAAGGAAGACGTAGTCAACGTATAAGGAAGCAGCAACTAAAGATTGGTTATAGGCAATAGTGGCTGGAACTGGGCGACCAACAGAGTATTGACCTGAAGCACCAGAGTATGGGTTAGTGTTGCAGTTAAGAGTAGTAACAGCCCATAAACATTCATCAATAGGTCTGATATCAAGGTTAATCTTAACTTCGTGGTATTGAAGAGCAATCAATGGAAGTGCAAGACCAGGGTTGGTACAGAACCAGAATTGAAGAGGAACGTAAAGAGTAGTTTCTGGAAGAGCATTTCTTGGAGCACAAACTTGACGAGGAGCCAAGGAGTCACAAGGAGATTCAACATCAGAGAATGAAGGATCAGTGATGAAGGTAAGTTGAGTGGTGTTACCAATCATCTTGAAGTAACCACGTTGCTGTTCAGATGTCATTGTCAACTGGTTCCATATGTGCATCCAGTCACCATATTGACGATCAATTCTTTGACCACCAATTTCGACTTCAACTTGAGCAATCAATTGCTCACCAGGGAAATCTAGCCAACGAGCATAGACACCAGTGTTTTCTCCACTACTGTAGTTTCCGAGACCCATAAGTTGATTAATCTCAGGAAGAGTAACTTGTAAGTAAGTGCGGTAAGCAAGATCTCCGTTTCTGGAGATAACACATTGGACACGACGTCCGAAATCGGCTTGACCGTTGAATGTTTGTTCGATTGATTCGATGGCAAAGTTAGTATATCTACGATAAGTAACTTTCCAGAAAGTAATTTGAGGATTACCTGTACATTTTCCTCTACCTTATTTTTCAATAAGGATTAGACTATATCTTATGAAGAATTTAAATATATTTATCTATTTGTGATGTTAATAAAAATTCTTCCGAAAACCATTTAGTCGTTGAACCTTCTTCTTTAAATTTTTCTAGTTTTTTAACAACATAATTAATTTGATTGATGTCAATATTTTTTTTTGATGAATTATAATTTATTGTAACAGGCATCATGTTTGACCAGTTCCAACATTTTAATTTTTCATCTTCTATTGTCAAATCATATTTACATACAGGTATAATATGGTCTATTGACCAATACGAAGCATAATTCTCCCAATTCATATTTTCGGTGAAATTGTATTCCAACCATTCTCTAAAATATTGAATATTACACCCAATATAATTCATAGTTGACGTTTTTTTAGTTAAAACAGTTCTCAAACGAGCTGCTAAAGACTTTTTTATTCTGTAATTCATATTAGTATTTCTTTGATTTTTACACCATGCCGTTTTTTGCTCTGTTAAAAATGAAGGATAACAAATTAAACAAATTTTTCTTTTATAGAATTTTTTCAATTTAGCAAAATCTTTTAAGGGCTTATCTACATTGCATTTTTCACACTTAAAATATAATGATTCTGCTCTTTTTTGTCTTATTTTTATTTTTCTTATTTTATCTATTTCATTTGAACATTGTTTACATGTGTTAGAATATCTATCATTTTCGGCATATTTTCTGAAGTCATTTAATGTCTTAACATTTTCACATTTCGAACATTTTTGGGTTTGAATTTCTGGATTCATTATTAATAATTATGTTTAATATTTATGTTGTTTAAACTATATTTAATGAAGCTTGGATGCTCATTGCCCATTTCAATTAAGTTTGCACTTAATATCATCTTATTCATTGTCACTATACCCAAGTTTTTTCTCTTGGCCACAACTATCTCTCAATAGTTGTTTAGTAGAATAAGTTTTAGGGGTTTCAAGCAGTTTGATTTTCTCACTAGGGTTATTCTAATTAAGCAATGCTTAATTTCCCTAATTAATGTCAGTGGTTCTAAAGAATCCACAAAGGGGTTTTTGAATATCTTATTGGTTCGATATTCCCCGACATTTTTCTACCCTACAGGTTTTTAAGGTATACGTCCTGTGCACCATAAGCGACGAGTTGCATTAATCCACCTCCCATTTTATAATATGGCTAAAGAAAAAAATTTTCAAAAATTTAATTTAATTAATTTAATTAATTACTAAATGTAATTAATTAAATTGCCTAAGATAATATTTTATTTAAATCTAAATTGGTCTTCATAAATTTCATTAAATACGTGTTCTCTAGCACTTCTTTTTTTCCTTCGTGACTCTTAGAGAACACATAAGAATCTACATGTTTTTTAACAGACCATCCTTGCTCTATAGAATTAAAAAGAAGAAGCATTTTTTGAAATTTTATTGCGTCTATTTTTAAATCCTCATTTTCTAAATCTTTCAAGGTGTCTAGATTAATCTTAAATTCCATTAATATATTTTAACAAAAGTTTAATTTTTTTTGAACACATTGTGTATTTATTTTTGTTGTCTGTAAAATCTAGAGTAATGTTGTTCTTCTTTTTCTAAAATTTTTATATTACTTTTAATAATTTCTCCGTTGTCATTTGAATAATATATATTTTTAATTCTATAACCTTTTTTTTGTGGTGAAGTTTTCATAATTTGAATACAATTAGCACAAGGTTTTGAATTTTGTATTTTATTATTCTTGGAAATTCTTATAACAAGTAAATTTATTGGTTTAAATTTTTTCTTCTTCTCTAATGGTTTAAGTTTATTAATGGCATCATGTTCAGCATGAATACCAGCTTCATTGCCATTAATATCTCCCATTCTATTAAATCCAAAACTTAGAATGTTAGCCTTTTTCAAAACATTTTTGTTTGCCTTGTAAAATACATGATGCGTGATTATAATTACCGCACAAGCAAGATGAAATTCTTGTTTCTCCCTTCTCGAATAGGGAGATATCAGAATTAGATGGCAAACAGAACCGCTTCAAAAATAAAGTATCAAGTATTTGAGACATTTTAATTGTTATAATATCTATTATATCTTTATAATCTTTTCAATTTTATTTTTCATTTAAATTAATTAAATAATTTCTATATATTATAAATTAAATAAAAATCATTTAAAATATAAAAGAGATATGATAGCTTTTAAGCCAAAATCTAATAAAAAGATAAAATTCAACAAAAAAACGGCAGTTACTCTTGATATAAAACATAAGGAATTTTTAAATGAATTTTCAAAAGATGAAGAAGTTATTATAGAACATAAATATGAGATAAATAGATTAAAACTAAAATTGAAGGATGAAAATGAAACTATCACTGTAGAAGAAAAATTAGAGATAACAGACAAGATTTCAGAATTAAAGGAATCAATAAAAGAAATACAAAAAAAAAAAAAAAATAATTTACTTAAAAATTC